CGGTTATCGGCAATGGATACAGATATCAAAAGCAGTTTGGCGTATTAGATTTTGAATTCTGCTACAACAATAGAATTAAAACATCCAACTTAGTTGACATCACTAAATATGCCGAAAATTTAGCTAATGTAGATACTACCCTATATTTTCTTACAAAGAAAATGAAACAGCCTTACATAATAAGGACAACAAAAGACACCCGATTGAACGATAGAATCGTTAGAAATCAACTAGAAAATAACGATACTATATATTATGAGGGTGACGGCTTACTTAATGATAACATAGAAATATTAAACCTACCTGTTGACAACGCTAATATACAGTCCCTACAGGAATACAAGTCAAGCTTACTATCTGAAATACTAACCGTATTGGGTGTTAATAATGTAGAACAGGAAAAGAAAGAACGTTTGCTCACTGATGAAGTGAACGCTAACAATGAAAAGATAACAAGGTATCTCCAGTCAGCCTTGACGGAACGTCAAGAATTTTGCGAACGTGTTCAACAAAAGTTCGGAATTGTAATGCAAGTATACGTTAATGATAACGTAGCATATAATAACGTGCTTAATGAGCAAGGCTCCAATGTGTTTACAGAGCAGAACTTACAAGAATCAAAACCCGATGATATGGATGTTATAGACTAGATACACAACATAATATAAAAGAAACGTCCTACAGATAGTAGGGCGTTTATTGTTTATGTTGCACAATTATGGAGTGTGTTAATTGTACAATTTCACGATTGAAAAAAGCGGACAAATATGTTATAATATGTTTATCAATATTAAAGGATGTGTTTAAACTATGTATTTAGACCAATATATAAGAAGTAGCGGTCACGTTACTTATGGCGAAAATGAGCTTTTATATTTGGAATTCAAGACCGATACACACCATAAAACCGACTTTAAAAGTAATTGTGTATCGTGTGACTTAGAAACAGCAAGAACAGACAAAACACCCGACAACGCCAACGCTATCACATTTTCGTGTGCAGATATACACAACCGTTTTGCATACGTTACTACACACATATGTGATTATGAATCACTATTTGATACTATGTGTGAATTGTTCTTTAATACAGTAGAGGAAAAGACCGATATATTACGGGTATATTTCCACAACCTTGACTTTGATGGTTATTTCAAGTTGTGCTACCTACTACGTAAGAATTATAAGCAGGTCACAATGTTAACACCAAAGACACTAAAGGAACTAAAAGAAACCGATGGAGAAAACAACGAATATTTTTCAACCCTGATTAATAATAACTCTATCATAGAAATACGTTACAGTTACAAGGGTAAAATATTTCAATGTTTAGATACCTATAAGATTTGGGCGACATCTCTTGATGAAGTATCACAAGAATGTTATAAGATAAATAAAACCTGTATTAAGAACGGAAAACCCGTCAAGTTTCCCTTGGTGCAACTAAAGAAAAAAGAAACCAAATGGGACTACGAAAGCCAAAGAACTATAGGGACATTATTAGATAATGAAGAACTAGAATATTCTTTTAATGACGTTTTAGTTACTAACTGTATCTATACTATATTTAGTGAATTTGTTGGTGACTTGAAATTAACTATAGCTTCTACAGCCTTTTCTGTATGTGAGAAATCATACTTTGAGGGTATATTTACTCATGAGGTTTTAACATGGTTTTTGAAAAAGTGTACATTTACTAAGGATACAACGGAATTAAACTCTAAAAGGTTTAAATACTTTTTCCACGTAGAAAGGAATGATAAAACCAAGGCGTATGACTTCTACTCTAAAAACTATCAAGGAAAACATACCGAAAAAGAGTTTTATTTCTCCATACCTTTTGATAAATTAAAAGATACAGATAAGACTACATTAAGGACTGTATTCAATAACTACACTACTATAATGAGTTATATACATGACATTCCTACGCCTAGAATAGAAGTAGTAGAGGAAATCGCTTGTAAACAAAGTATATTTTTCCGTACTTATTACAAGCAACATCATTTTGAAACTAAGGATAACCTTTTTCAATGTTTAAGGCTTTTCTTTGTCCCTACAGCTAACGACAAAAAGGCTAAACTAAAGGATAATGATGTAACTACTAAACAACAAAGGAAATTGAGGGTTAATCTCACAAATGAAATATTTCCGCCATTCACTAAAGAGCAAGACAACCATATACGCCCCTCATATCGTGGCGGTATAACACAATGTAATGAATTGTACCAAAACAATTTAGTGTATAATGTATTCGGCTTGGACATTAACTCAAGCTATCCCGACAAAATGGCTAATTGGAAATTGCCCATTGGTCAAGGTACTTCATACAACCATTTTGTAAGTGAATCAGATGACACCGTTGTACTATACCGTTTCAGATGTGACTTTAAGTTGAAAAAGGGTCATTTGCCCTATGTAGCTACAAAGTCGTTTTTGGGCAATGCAAGGTTTACTCCAAACGATACTATAGAGAATCAAATATCAGCGTGTAGATATATCTATATGTTTGCTAATGAGTTAGAACTGTTTAAATTAACTCATGAAGTCGGTGAAATTATATTCTTTGAATCTATCGTATATCAAGCAGATAAAGCGGTTTTCTACGGTTTCATAGACAAGATGTATTTAATCAAGACTGAATCAAAAGGCACCGCTATATATGTACCTGCTAAGGTGTTAATGAATAGCGTTTACGGTCGTTTTGCTATGGATATCTTTAGAATAAACGAAAAGGTAGATGATATATATTACAGCGAAAATGATATATTATGTTTTGGTACTAAAGACAATGAAGAATATGACGATACCAAATTAAAAGGCTTGTATTTGATTATGGCAAGTTATATAACAGCGTGTGCAAGGGTACACCTAATGACGGGATGTCATGATATCGTTAATAATGGCGGAACTGTTTTCTATATGGATACTGATAGCTTATACTTTACCGCCGATGAAGTAAAGGTTAATAAAAAGAATGACGTAGTATACATAAATAATAGACCAACGTCTATTAAATGCAATGGGTCAATTCTAGGTGAATGGGATTTAGAGCACGGAATACAAACTCATGAAACCGATGAATTTATATATTATAGAGGTGAAACTGAGGGGAAATTCTTATGCCCAAAAAGATATTACCTCTATGAAAAATCTTTTGATGGAGCAGTTGACAAAGACGGAAACCCTAAAAACCCATATACAATTAGATGTGCTGGTGTTACTAAGGATGAACAAAAGAAAATAAACCGTTATAACTTTGATTTTGGTTATACTTCTATCGGGTTACAGAAACACCGACATTCTACAGGCGTAGAATTAGCCCCTACGGAAAAGGTATTAAGCTATTCAAACTATATTTATAAAACCGATAAAGGCAACGTTATAAGCACCAAATACTATGAAAAAGGCGATAAAATAGAAAATATATATCGTGAAATCTGTATTATTGAGTCGTGCATATATGACCCTACACCAAAGCCAAAAGATGAAAACTAAATATAATTGTTATAGTCGTTAGGTAGAAGTAACGGAATAATCTTGCTAAAAGTGTTTATACTATCAAACTTGATTTTATTGTCGTAGAAAAGAGGTATATATTTATCTAGGGTATTTCTCAATGTTTTAGAATCAATGTAGTTAATGCCCTTTTCTACAAAGTCAAGTATATGTGTATAGCACTTGTTAGAGGGTTTGGAGTGTTGGGATATATACAAGCTACATTTATATTTATCAAGCAGGGTAAAATAATAAAATGTTTTCCCTACGCATAAAGAAAAATCATTCATAGAGGGGAACTTGAAAAGGGTTGTATCTATGTATAGGCGATTTACAAAGCCGGTGTTCCAGTCGTTCTTTACAGCGTACTCATAATATGGCGTGTCCTTTATTAATTGCCCAAATGGTGTATTTAATTTCTTTTCTATATATTCTTGATTGTCTTCTAACTTAAGAACGCCCAGTGAGTCATTCACCCTGATAACGCTATGATTGTCTACGATATCATCAAGTACTATTTGAAAATATGAAAAATAGTCGTTATTTAGGTTAGTGCTATTAGCTAACATTAATATCTTTAAATTCGGCTTTAATCTGATTATACTCTCCACCATTTCAAGGAACAGAAAAGGCTCATTTTTGATACGGCGTTCATTTTCGGTTTTTAGAAATTCGTCATATACTATTTTGTCTACCTTGGGGAATGATTGAGATTTTAGATTATATCCAGTTGATACACTTGCCATAAACCCTGCTAACTTACCGTCAATATATATGGTTGTCAATTGCCCCGTTTCTCCTACTTTGTATGTGATGGTGTTGGGGATATAGTCGACTATATCTCCAAATATTCTTGATGGGTCAATTTGTGCGGATGTTCTACGAACCCACATAAATTGATTTCCTGTTTTCAAGAAATCCTCTATGCAATATCTTTTAGCACTGAATGTTTTTCCGATACCACGACCGCCAATAATCATTGTCATTGTTGGCAATGTATCTATAATCTTATTGATATCAAAGAACATATCATCGTATTCTAAATTTTGAGATTTTGGTATCTCTATCTGTTTTAAATCTTTGAATTTTATTTCTTTATTATCCATGTTGTAACCTCTTATTAATTAAGTTAACCCTAGGGTATGGAGTCCTAGGGTTAATAATGTTATTAAATATAGAAAGGGATTTATTAGACCTCTGTAGGAACTTCTACCTTGTTGTATAGTCCTACAGCGTTTGCGAAAGGACATAATGCGTATGTTTGCCATACGTGATTAAAGTAATTATAATATAGTGATAGCTCATTTTCCTTGGATTTCATCTTGTCTAGATTGTCCCAAATTTGCAAAAATGCGTCATCACAAATAACAGCGTATAGTGAATAGTGATATCTAACGCCATTTTCGATAGTGTCATAATCGCCAAGCTTACCGTTAAGGTGATAGTGTACGCCTTCATCGGAACCCATTACATCAACATCACACGTTCCGAAATCAGGAACATAATGCTTTTTAGATAGGAATGTAGCGTTTGACATATTAAAAGCAGTAGCCCACACGTCAACCTCTATCATCGCCCCAATATCAGCACGTAGAATTATTGACATATCATCTGTATTTGTGAATGTAGTAACAGGGTTTGAGTTAATGCCCTTTTCATCTAATCCAGTGGCTAAAGCGTATTCATTGAAGTTATTATATTCTTCACTAGGGAAACCCATGTTAATTGCTAAACCTCTACAGATTTTCACAAATTCAGTTGGGAAATTAATATCATCAATGGATGGTACGCCGTGCTTTGTCATTGCACTAGTTTCTCGTTCGAAGTCATAACCCAAAATAGACTTCATTTGTTTAAATTCCCAAATCTCACGGTTATTAGCAAGACTTGAAATAATCATGTTCACTAACTTTTCCATTTCGTCCCATGAATGGAACGCTTGTACAAGTTGGCTTTCCTTTACTGTTACAGCAAATACTTTTCTACTGTTTTGAGTATAATATACAACCTTAACATCAGGAGGGTTAATCTCGTAAGGGTTTGCTATAGTATATGATTGTGTTTCCCCGTTTGAATCAGTGAATGGGATGTTTTGACCGTCCACAAAATCCTTAGGTGCTTTATAGTTTACAAATAAATCCTCTATCATAACACCCGCTGGATTAGAACCCTTTTTAAAAGTCTTTAGAGGGTTAGAAAATACCCTTTGCCTTAAAAGAGTTGTACCAACCTTGTTAAGCATATTGGTTAAAAAGTCATTAGTTAAACGTTCGCTTGAAAGAACTTGTGAACCTACATAAGCAAGGGTTTCATTAGTTGCGATACTTGCATAATCAAATTCAATGTTTGAAAGCTTAGCTACCGCCCCAACAAGTGCTTGTGCCTTAGTGATATCAGCCATCTTTTATTCTCCTTTTCTTTTTATTCGTTTAATATTTTATCAAAATCTATTTCAGCACTAGGTGCAGAATTAGATGAATCATTACTTGATGTTAGAGTGTCAACATTAATCTTTTTAATTAGATTAGCAATAGTTTGTTGATATGTGGACACGTTACTATTGCAATCATCAACGGTTTTAGACAATTCAGCGTTAACGCCTTTTAGGTTATCGTTTTCCTCTTGTATGTTCCTAATTTCAGCAGATAAAACCACGAAATCTTCTGCTAATCCCGTGATGTCATTATTACTAATTGCGTTGGATATCTTCTCGATTAGTTCATTCATTGTGAATCGCTCCTTTAATAATATTATAAGGTGGTAACGCCACGCTAACGTACATTGAGGTAAAAAGCTACTTAAACACCCATACCACCTTACAATTTAATTATATCACACGTGTATAAAAAATGCAAGTGGTTTATTGACTTTTTATGTGTAAAATGCTATAATAAAAATAACAAATAAGTGAGGTGGTTTTATGTTTTATGGATTATATCCTTTTGCTATAAATACGATTTTTAGTCAAAATCCGTCTGTAGCATTTCCCGAACAATACACCCTATTAGAAACCGTTGGGGTATTGTGTAAGACATTAGAAGAACAGAAAACTAAGATTGAAGACTTAGAGAAAAGAATTGAAAAGTTAGAAAAGAATTGAAAACTTAGAGAAAAGAATTAAAAAGTTAGAAAAGAATTGAAAACTTAGAGAAAAGAATTAAAAAGTGAGGTGCTTTAAATGGATAGCGGTTTTAAAAATGACCAATTAAGGCGGTTAAACTTAAAGTTAGGTCAACCACAATATCCACATAGGGATGAATACGAGCAAGACACTGTTTTTGATTACCTTTATGAAATAAATAAAGCCGTTCAACAGTATCATGAGGTACTAGAATCAATTAATACAATAGTAAACGCTATAGACAAACATATAACAGGTGACCCTGACATTAATTATGATGGTACAAACGGCAAACTAGATACTATATACAACACAATCAAAGCAATTGATACTCATATAATAGGCAGTGATGACGGAACATATGACGGTACTAACGGCAAATTAAATAATATTTATAATAAACTCAATCAAGTTGGCGTTTATATAAAAGGCAGTGATGACGGAACATATGACGGTACTAACGGCAAATTAAATAATATTTATAACGCTTTACTTCTAATTTCTAAATGTACAGGTGGATATATTAGTGAGGACGAAAGAGCTATAAGAGTGCTTAATTCAAAGAATATTTGGGAATAAATAAGGAGGTTTTTTAATGAGTATACCATTGAAGTCAAGCCCTAATAATAAGTTTTTAACATGGCTTGAATCACGCCTTGGTACTGTAGAAGTATCATACAAGGCTATTAACAACCAAGTGAATACTAATACTAAAGATATAGAAGAACTCAAAAAAGGCGGTGGCGGTGGCGGTGGTACAATAACCATTGATAATGACTTAAACACCAAATCAGAAAACGCCGTAGAAAATAAAGCTATAGCTTTAGAGTTTGAAAAGTTAGCTGGAGCAGTTCAAGACCTATCTACAGATATAAGCAACATTCCAGTTATCACAATTGACACTGAATTTTCCGATAGTTCCGAAAATCCAGTACAAAATAGTGTTGTAAGCGTTGCGATGAACAGCCTAACATCAAGAGTAAAAGCTCTTGAGGATAACGACCCCGCCACTATTACAATAGATGATAGCCTTAGCGACTCCAGCGTGAATCCAGTACAAAATAAAGTTATCAATTTCAAGGTTACTGAAATTAATAACACGTTAGGTGCATATGATACTAGAATCAAGAACCTTGAAAACAGTAACCCTGATACCATTACAATAGATGAAGAACTTAGTGAAACTAGTGAAAACCCTGTACAAAATAAAGTTATTACTTCTAAGGTAACACACATAGAGGGTGACATTGACGGGTTAACAGAACGTGTGGACAATATCAACGTTGACGATATCAAGAACAGTGTAGAACAGATAGAAACCGAGCTTACTAGTTATGATAAAAGAATAACCGACTTAGAGGGTAATAGTAGTGAAGTAGTTACTGGTGTTACTTTTACTAACTCAAAGACCTACAAGGATGTTCCTGTATCTGCATTTGATGAAGCTGATACAAATGAAGTTGAATCTGTTTTAGATGGTAAGTGTATACCTATATCAATCTATCCAATGGATACAACGGCGACATGGCGTTATTATCACCTTAGTAGTTGGGTGTATGATGTTGAAAATAAACAAACTAAAGTTCATATGGTTGCTACAGATACATCAAGCAATGTTAATATTGTGACATTGCCTATATTAGAATCTGATAGTACTTCAACGGATGAACAGGCAATAGAAGAAAGTTAGGTGATTTAAATGGCGAAATATTATAGAAAAAAGATAAAACCACAACTAAATACTAACTATAAGCTATTTGGTTATATCGGCTCATGGTTAGATGATATTGAATCAAGGCTTGATAACTTGTCATGGGATGGACTCAAGGGCACATTAGAAAGTACCATATCAAAAATATATAAGTATATCAATGATATAAATAACAGCTTAAAGCTATCAATACAAACCGAGGGAGAAACCCGCAAGACTAATGACGATTTTCTACAGAATCAAATAAACACTGAAATACAAGACCGTAAGGACGGCGACACGGCTTTAGAAACTTCTATTAATAATGAAGCTAAAGCACGTGAAAAAGCTGACAATGCTATTAATGAACGCCTTAATAATATGCAGTTCCTGAAGTGGTTTAGATATGACGATTTTGGCGACAAGACGGACGATTTCAACATGGTACTAGGTGATGAGGATTGGGAGGCTACATACGATTTTCCCGACCAAAAATACACATATAAAAATACTTTTATTGTTTCCGCCAAAATATTGTACGGCGATAATGACTCATACGACAATGTAAGCGATTATGGTATTTTCTTAACAATAATAAAAGGTGAAAACAATAAGACTCAACTAAAAGTTATCTACCGCCACGAGCTTAATAATTACCCAGTAAACAATTCTAGAAACACTATCATGTTGTACTACACACAATTCTACAATGGAGCAGAACCCGACCCTATGCCATATTAATAGAGGTGAATTTTAATGGCTTTTACAACTTATGTGTCTTTGGGTAATGTACCCTTTGGAGTTAATGAACCGCATAGATATCAAAATATAGATAGCCATTATAACGAATCAATTGTGATGGCGAACTGTAGGATGATAAAAGACAATACAATCAGGATGAACCAAAGTTTTGATACTATTAGCGGGTATGGTTACGGATACTATACCCCTAGTGGGTCAAGTAAAAGAATATATTTCTTTGTAGTAAGTTTTGACTATGTAAATGATAGTTGTACCGATATAACAATATCTGTTGATTGGTTTTCAACTGACTATCGGCATATATCATTAGCTAATTCATATATAGAACGTATACATCCCAATGATTTTAAAGACTCTTTTCCCAATATTACCGAGGGTTTGTCATTTGGTGAAGAAAAGTACACTTTTCAAGATAGTAAAGAGATATCATACAATAGTACGTATATTATAGGCGTTACGCATGATATACCTACAGAATTAATTGACGGATTTACATATATTTGCGATGTTATAGACGGTACACCATTCAATACTGTACACGTAACACAAGAACTATGTGGGCGTGTAGACGGTTGCGTTTATTACGTACTAGATAGTATTGAAAAGTGCATGAATGTATATCAAAATGCCGTTAATTTTGGCTATTCTTCGGCTGTTATAGGAATTTGGAGTGTACCCGATGAAATAGGCAAATCAGGATACACCACTAAATACACCCTAGAAACTAGTGATATTATAAAAGATACATTAAACCACATGGACAAATTCACGGATGAAGCACGAGCAAGAGTTGAAACCGCTATAATAGAATGGACTAAAACGCATGAAGTAAATATATTAAATAGCACTAACGGCATTATCCCCGTAACAGGTGACGCTTTAAAAACTAGTAAGCCCACCACAATAGATAGTTATACCCCAACGTATGCAAAGTGCTTTAGTAATGAATACATTAGACCATGCGTTCAAGTAGCTAATCAGGTAGCTATATTTAACTATGAACTATTTAGAGATGAAAATAATATAGTTATGAATGTGTATCTTACTAATACACCCGATGTCAAAATGTACATAGCACCTTATGACTATAACGGTACATCAGGATACGCTAATTTTAATAACGCTATTAGTTGCGATATGTCTATTAGTGGCTCACTTACGGCTGATAATACTTCACGTGAAGTTAGTAACCTTGTATCTAATTCTATCTTTTCAGGATTACATACATTAACTAACACCGTGGGCAGTTTATATGATAGCTACCAATCTAACGTAGTAGAGGGCGGTTTTGATTTAGATAAGTACAAACAATTTGTTAGTGATGTAGGTAGTACTAAATCAAGTTTAATAAACAGTGCAATCAATGGAGGGTTAAACATAGCCCAACAAGCACGTGAGATAGGTAAAACCGCAAGTGTATTAAATAGTGGTACTTCTAACGTTATGTTACCTATCTTGCCGACTTCGGAACGAAATATACACGTAGGCTATGTTTCATACAGGGCGGACGACATCAAACGACTAGATAGTTATTTCAGCCATTATGGTTACAGGTTTGATAAATTCGGTGTACCTAACCTTAGAAGTACATACACATTTATTAAGGGCGATATAAATTTCACCGGTGATATTAGCACTGTATCGAGGGCGTATATTAAAAACCTTTTCTCCAATGGTTTGACTATTTGGAACGATACCGCAATGTACACCTACGATGTAGACAATTAATAAGAAAGGTATTTAAATGATAGAGGAATTTGTAATAACTAATAGTTATGTGAAACTTTTAGCGGTTTTAATTATGGCGGATATCATAACAGGGATATTTAAGGCGACAAAAAACCATAGCTTAAAATCTTCTATACTACGACATGGCGGTTATAAAAAATTTGTTATCATTTTAATAGTTGTATTATCGTATTCAATCGACAAGATATATTTTCAAACTGATGTTTTATACACTATCTCAATAACTTATTTCACCTGTAGCGAAATGGTTAGTATTTTAGAGAATGCAGAATCTATTGGTGTTAAGATACCTAAAAGGCTAAAGACAATTTTAGCTCAATGTAATAAATTTGATGATAAAGGGGACTAAACCATGGCTTTAAATAAAAGGATTACAATGTCAATAAAATGTGAATTAAAAGATGGACTGTTGAATAACCTAGAGAATGACTTGATATATTTAGAGATGTCATACAATGCACTTGTAACCACTAAAAGTGAAAATGATTATTACTGTATATTAAGTAACCTCTATAGAGTATATATTAGGGTGTTCACTTATTATTTACACGTGGATGAAGTGCTTATTGATGACGATTTAATATACACCTTGGATAGCATGGTAGAGAAAAAGGCGGAACTAATCCAAAAGATAAATAGAATCTTGGATAATAATTTTCTTGACTATTATAAGTGGGAGGAATAACAATGAAATTAAAGTTAATTGATGTATCTAAACACAACGAGGCGATTAATTGGGCAAAGGTTAAAAGCGACGGCATAGAGGGCGTTATTATTAAAGCTGGTAGTGGCTTTAGTACTGTAGATAAATACTTCTATGATAACATAACAGGTGCAATCGCTAACGGCTTACATATCGGTATCTATTGGTTTGGTTATGCTGGTACAGTAGCACACGCCCAAAGTGAAGCCAAGTATCTTGTTAAAGTGCTATCAGATTACAAGGGACAAATAGACCTACCTATCTATTACGATTGGGAATATGAAAGCTGTAATTATATCAAGAAACAATATGGTATTACAGCCACTAAGGAACTAGTAAGCAACTTAACCACGGCATTTTGTGAGGTGCTGGAGTCTAACGGCTGGTTTAGTGGTTTCTATGCTAACATTGACTACATGAATAATTATTATACTAGTACAGTCAAGAATCGCTTTACAGTGTGGGTTGCCCAATGGTCAAGTACTTGTACCTATTCAGGACAATATAGCATTTGGCAATACAGTTCTACAGGAACAGTAAACGGCATAGAGGGGAACGGCGGAAAAGTAGATATGGACTATCTAATCAAAGACCTACCAAGCACTATCAAGAATGGTGGTTTTAATGGTTATGGTACGCCTACAATTGATACTAGTAAGTACGTTTATGATGTTAATCAGGATGGAACAGTGGACGAAAAAGACCTAACCGCATTACAAGAATATTTAGCTAAAAAGGGCTTATAGCCATATATAAATTAAGAACTCCTTAGAAAAGCACGAAAGCGTTAGTATTATTACTAACGCTTTTGTGTGTGAATTAATGAAAAACTTCTGTTTATCCCTATGAATGAATGCGGAAAAAGGGGTTCAACTCTTAACAATTATATTATACCATATCTTTTAAATATTGTCAACACCTCTAACAGTCGTTAGAAGTCCAACGAATCTATTGTTGTTATCATAGAAGTATACTAGATATGTTTTAGGGTCATACAGCAATGTATAAAGTGATAAGTCCCAAAAGAATTTTAAATCATCTTCATTAAG